AATGGCTCCGCCACTGCCAACACATTTAGCAATTCGATAATTTACATTACAAACTACGCAGGAAATACGGCTAAGTCGATTTCCGTAGATACTGTCACCGAGCAAAATACTACAGCTGCTCTCCAAGCTATTACCGCAGGACTTTGGAATGACAGTGCTGCCATTACTAGCTTGAACATTGTGCCTGCTGCCAACAGCTTTGCGGCGGGCTGTATCATCTCTCTGTACAAAATTACTAAAGGCTCTGACGGAATCGTAACAACAAGCTAACAAGAAAGAAAAGAAAATGACAGAAGTAATCACCAAGCTAGTAGTGGACTGCTCAACAGGCGAAGCAACAGAAGTACCTCTAACAGCCGAGGAACTAGCACAGCGAGAAACTGACCGCCTAGCTTACGAAGCTCAGGAAGCAGAACGCAAAGTTGCTGAGGCTGATCTGAAGGCGCTAAAGGACAGCGCTAGGGCCAAGCTAGTAGCCGGTGAGCCGCTAACTGAAGCTGAAGCAGCGACTTTAGTAATCTAGCGACACGCTGGACAAGATCCAGGCTTAGCCTGCTAGGCTAACCTTCAATAGCTACATGAAGGAGACGATCATGCTAGAAGGACTTACCCCCCCGGTGAGAGAGCCCCTATGCTCTTTTATCATTAATGCCACAAATCAGCTAAGTGACAAGGATATGCGTATCCTGCGAGAAAACCTTGATGATCCCAGATGGAGTCACAAAGGGTTGTCCGTAGCTCTAACCGAGCGTGGCTTCAAGTGTTATGATGATCAGGTACGCCAACACCGAACCGGGAAGTGCCGTTGTGCTTGATGACCTGAGACCGAAGCCTAAGTGGGATTTAATTCAGCCCGCTAAGCCGGTATACATAAATAACCCTAAAGAGCCTAAAAAGTCCAAGGGCTTTCACCGCGTAGCTGTTGCCTTGCCAGATCCGCAGATCGGTTATCGCAACCTAGACGGCAATCTACTACCCTTCCATGATGAAGCTGCAATGGATGTCGCACTTCAGATTGTTAACTACCTTTACCATAACGATCGAGTTGACAAGGTGATCAACCTTGGGGACTTTCTAGATCTACCTAGCCAAGGACGCTTTGATCAAGAGGCATCGTTTGCTACAACTACTCAGGATGCATTTGATCGAGGCCACAAGTTCCTTCAAGAGCAGCGGGCAGCTGCTGGCCCTGATGCTGAGATTGTTTTGATCGAAGGCAACCATGATCGCCGTATGGAGAAGTTCATTCTTACCAATGCAGCATCTGCATGGGGGCTCAAAAGAGCTAACACTGATGATCTTCCGGTAATGAGTATTCCTTACCTTTTGAGACTTGATGAGATTGGCGTTAATTACATTGATGCCTACCCTGCTGGCGCTTACTGGATCACGGATACCTTTAGGGCTATCCATGGCAGCAAAGCTAGATCTAACGGATCAACAGCTGCGGCCTACACAAACGAAACCCCGCACATCTCTACAGTGTTTGGGCATTCTCACCGACTAGAGCTTCAGTCCCGCACAGTCTTTGATAGATCCGGACCGATCAAGTCGATTGCAGTTAGCCCAGGATGTCTGTGCCGTGTAGATGGTGCAGTGCCATCGGTAAACGGGTCAACTAAGATCGATGGGACTAGCGCTACTTACTACGAGAACTGGCAACAGGGCGTAGTGGTACTTACTATTGATGAGAACAATGAAGTCTTCCCAGAGCTAGTGCCAATCAATCAGGGCGTAGCTTGGTTCAGGGGTCAGAAGTTTAAGGCTAAGAAGTAACTACTTAGTAGCATCTTCTACACGACGCTTCTCAGCTTCCAGCAACTCTTGTGTTGTTGCCTTTGTAACGTCATTGTGCGCCTCGTACGGCCCTTCTGGCACAAATGGCAAGGTCTGGTCAGGGCGCTCGCCATAGTAGGGGTCATTGACGCCGTGCCAAGTATTGTGGCAGAACGAGCAGATCCTGTGAACGTTGCCAGGAGCGTTATTCATTGTGTTCTTGTCTGGTCCATGGTGCCTATCTGTAGCAGCTCTGCCAATACAACCAATGATCGGAACTACTCCACCGCCAGCAAACTTGAGATTAGCCCACTCACAGATCATTCCTGTAGTTATGGGGTACATTTCTGCAGCACGCTTACGGCCAGTAGATACTGGGTCCTTGTAGCTACCAATGTCTTTTGTGCCACCATAGCCATCTTCAATGTAACCTGTATCGGCTAAGGAAGCTGGGCCTGAAAGGGCAAGTGACCCAGCCTCCTTAACCTCTCCGGTAGGAGAGAAGACTAACCCGCCACCACAGCAGCAGGCTCCATCAAAGTCCTCTTCCCAAGCTTTCTCACACTCATTACAAAATCCAGATCTGCAAAGGTAGCAGTACTCATCGCCAGTACTCATCACGATCTTCTTTCTCGACAATAGATTCAGTTGTCATAGCCAAGTTGACCAATTCAACTCCAGTAAACATTCTAATGCCAGCTGCATCAGTCTCACCCACATTTAGGCGCGAACGGATCTCACGTGCGATTGCATTCTGGGTAATGAACTTCTCACCGTTGTCAATACACCAGTCACGGTAAGCGTTGAAGACCGAGGTCTTAGTTGCAGTGCCAGTTGCAGCAAGAATCAAGCGCTCATCAATAAACTTGGCGATGTGATCTTCTTCATGGCGATAGGTCAGAGTTGCTAATCTAATCGACTCAGGCTCGTTGAAGCCTTGGGTAGTTACACGGACAGCGCCATCAACGATCCACTGCAAGATGCCTGCACCTTCTTTGTCAACCATTAGCTGAGCGAAGTTCTCGCGACGCTTTTCGCTAGGGATGGTGATGTTGAAGTCAATCTTGCGGAGCCTCCTCCAGAAACCATCACCACCAGACTTTACAGCTGGTAGGTGGTTAACGGCTAAGAATAGGGTATGCGTGGGCTTGAAGTCAAAGAAGTTCTGATTCATAAAGCGGGCAGACAAAGTATCGCCACCAGTTAGCATCTTGACTCGCGACTCATTAAATTTTCCATCCGGACGAGTCTCAGAGGCCATGGCAAAACGAACGCCACGCAACCGGGCGATTTCTGTTGGGTGGGTGGTGTTGCTAGCGTCAAGCAAGAAGTTCTCAGGCATTGTCGCAGCGTAATCTCCAAGGATTCCACCAACTACGTCTAGGAGTGTTGACTTACCGTTTGCTCCCGAACCGACAAGCACTGGTAGCACATGGAACCGCGAGTCCCCGAATAGAGAGGCCCCAAGCAGTTCTTGCAGATACGCAATTCTTTCAGGGTCTTGGAGTACATCTTTGAGGAAGTTATCCCAGATAGGAGTGTCAACTTTATTTGGAGATACTGTCGTCTGACGCGTGACCAGATCAACTCTACGATCTGCTTCACGTATCTCACCCGTCTGTAAATTAACAATCCCCTTTGGTGTACATAGATCATTTGGTTGGGAGTCCATTTCAAGTGCTTGTACTTGAACTTCTGGATCTGTTCCGGCGATGGTGATTGCATTTACGATCCTGTCCTTGTTGACAGATGCCTGCGCCCATTTAACTTGGTCATCGTTTGCAGGTGTCTGTACGATAAATTCTGCAGCATCAATAGCTGCTTGGTATAGTGCTTTTTCTTTGTCCTGAACAAATCTTCCGCCATCCCAACGGAACCAACCAAGATCTGGTACAAACTTATAGTGGCCTTGGTTGAAGTAAACTAAACGGCGAGCATTTGCCGAGTCAGTGCGTCCATAGGTGCCGTAGCTAGCCCTGTAGATCTCGACAAGCTGATCGAAGTCGAAATCCTGATTAGCTGAAGGCTCGCCAAGGACGCTGGTTGGGTCGCCTAAGAAAAAATCTGAGTGCTTGTGTCTGCGTAGTTCTTGCTCAAGCTTGTCAGAGGTAAATGTTTCAACTTTTGCTACTGCCCACTTGTTAGCACCTTGGATCTCACCCTGATGCATCTCACGCTGAGGGGCAAGCGTCAAGAAATACTTAAATCTTTCTGACACTAAGCCAAACAGTTCCTCAAAAGTTTCCTGCGTGATACAGCCGTTGCGGTACGATGCGTTAATCAACACCAACTGCTGCAATAGCCAGCCGTGCCTTGACTTAGGTGCGCCGTTAGTTGGTCTAACCCCAGCAAATAGTGATGGGGTAAATTGGCAGTCATGGGCCGCAAACTCCCATTCGTTAGCCCCTGAGATCAGTTCGTACTCAGCTGGCATTGATGCGTCTCCGCTGATGCCGTGAGCTATTAACACGTCATTGACTTCATCAATTGTAATTGGACGCCAGTTGTCATGCAGTACCGTCATCACTGGTACTGGGTTCTCTGCATCCTTGAAGTTGCGAGAGCCAGGTGCGCGGAAGATTCTTGGTAGGTCAAATACGCTATCAAGTTGAATGTCCTGTGATGCAGCTAGGAACTTGCAGAATGCTCCCCAACGATTCAATACGCCGGTTGCAAGACCGTTGTCCATGTGATCATCTTCGATCGCCCAGTAAGGCTGAATGCCGTGGCCTGAGTAAACGGTTGCAGTTGGTCCAACACCAATCACTTCTGTAATTAGCTGAACAAACTCGCGTGCAGCCTGAACTGATCCAGCTCCGGCATCTTTGTAGTCAATGTCAATGTAAACAGCAGCGAGCTTATCAATGTCTCTGGCCATCGCTCGACCGTTGACTGATGATGGGTTGATCTCAAACCATACGTTGTTGTCAAGCGCGTCAAGCGCTGAGATAACTGAGTCGGCAAGATCAACCTTAATTGTCTTGGCCATAAACTTTTGCTTGGATGACTGGTACGCGATAGTCACGTTGTCGTCCGGAGATCTGCCTAGTCTTTCGAGAAGGTCTTTAAATTGGGATGATGAGTCCACGATGTCCTTTCAGAATTTGATGGAGAAGCGCGGGTGCCCAGAAAGAGGAGGAACTGGACACCCGCTAGTATCTTGACGTCTAGAGAGAGAGGGGACTAGAAGGTCAAGACGTTTTGTACTGCAGCGACGGGAACGCCAAGGTTCTCAGCGATCTCGTCTGCAGTGAAACCGTTAGACTGTAGCGTTGCAGCAACCTTGGTTTGCTTCGAGTCTAATGATTTAACTTTACCATTGCTTACTGGTGTTGCACCAGAGGCAAGAAGTGCGTCAACTGCTGAGTTTGACTTAGCAGGTGATAGCTCAATGCCGTATAGCTTTACGTCATTGTAGCGAGGGTTCTTTGCAGGCTTGGTGCCAACCAGAGTGATCTTGAAGTTTGATCCGATCTCTAGCTTGGTCATGCCCTTACGCTTTAGTTCTTCTTTCGCAGCTGTGAGCTTCTGGCCAAATAGGAATACCCTACGCTCGCCAGTGTCTTCATCATCTGTTGCGTCTTTGTAATCGGTGTCAAGTGTGACTTCAATCTGTAGCTTAGGCTTGCCGTCATCCCAAAACTCTAGCTTGGTTGGGTCGTCGTAGTTGCGTACCTGTACTGTACGAAGGCCATTGATGGTTCCTTCGTAAGAGTCTCCAACATTAAAATCCTTAAAGGATAGTGACTTGGATCCACCGCCGGCTAGTAAGTCGTCAACGGTTGGTAGTATCTCATTCGTTTCATTCATTATAGTTTCCTTAGTTTTTTAGTTTGTCAGATCAACGACGAGATGTCATTGTCTGTTTGTTCATAGCGTCGGCAACTAAAGCAGAAACCTGCCTTCGGTGCTCTTTCTATGACTTGCTCCCAACCCGCTAGCTCAGCCGCATCAATCATTGATTCGAGCTGTGCCAGTGACTCAAGGGCAAGAGCTTGGTTGTAGCGCAATAGAACTACTTGCGCTTCTTCTAGTTTTCCTTCGCGAGGTAAGAATGTCAGGGACACGTGAGTGACTTCATAACCCTTCTTTACCCATCCATAGCCGTATAGCATTGCTTGGACTCGGTACTGATCTTTGATCTTACCGCGAGCCGCATCTGCTAGGGCTGTCTTGCCAACAACCTTCCAATCGTTTACAACTCCTGTTGATGCATACATGTCGCATGAGCCGGAGAGCTCAAGGTCTTTGTAGCTGTGTACGTGTAAACGATTCTCAAGTAAGTAGTCAAGTGGCCAGCGCTCTTTAAAACCGTGCTCAAGTGCATCGTGCACTGCAGTGCCGATAAAGGGATACCATGCGCCATCAGGATTACGAGGTGTCATTGCAAGCTTGCGAGCGATACACTTCTTGCAGTCCATGCCAACTTCGCTGATACCGATCTGGATTTGCTTAGATCTCTCAGAAATAAATAGTTCTGGGATTCTTCTCATCCATTTGTGCGCAGTCTCAATTGCTTTTGCATCGGTACTGTCTTCAACACTGTCAATCAGTTTTATTGTCGCCAAGTGGGGTCTCCTCTAGTCTGCCAGTCAAGTGCTGGACTACTTTACGACTGAAGTCTACCCCTCTAGCTCCATCGAGCAAGGATCGGGTAGTTAGTCGGCGTGTCGTTGATACCTCAGCGATGGCTGTGTCGATCGTGGCCCGAGATAGCAGGTGCCAAATCGAAACCTTATGCATGTTTGATGCACGGTGCACTCGGTCCTCGATCTGTTCTAGCTTGTCAGGGTCGTACGGTAGGTCAATCATTATCAAATCATCAGCCGTGTCAAGTGTTATACCAACACCCATCGATCCAGATAGCAATACAACTCTGAGTGGGTCGTTCGGGTCTTGAAACCTTCGCTGTACATTCTCCCGTTGTGTCGCGCTGAGATCACCGGTTAGTAATTCGGCGTGCACACCATGCTCAGCTAACTTGCGCTGAAACCATTTCAATGTCTTGACGTACTGTGATGCAAGCACGACCTTGCCGTTGAGCCCTAAGTCCTCCATGTAGCCACGCTCAGCCATCCATTCCAATAACCAATCGAGCTTGCTTGATTCTTCTCCAGCGTAGGTTGCAAGCTGTCGAGCAATCGTTGAGAATACCAACAGTGATGTTGGTGATTCATCATTCATAGCTTCGGCCTGTGCCTTTCTGTACGCTTCCCGATGTGCTTTAGTAAGTGGTAGTTCAATAAAGTGGTACGACTTCGGCGGTAGCTCTGGTAGTACTTCTTCTTTGGTGCGCCTAATCATTAGATCTTTGTCAAGCTGTGCCCAATCGTAAGGTCGCTTGAGAGTGCCTATCTTCTTCACCGTACGCGTGCGCGAGATCTTCTGGTCATAGACGTTGAACTTCTCTTCAATCCATTTCCAATGCGAGCTAGGCAAGTGCGATGGTGCCATAAACTTCATCGTGCCATAGCGGTACTCGAGCTTGCCCCTGTCAGGCGTGCCCGAGATCGCTATCTTGAATGCAGTTGCGTTGTCATGCACTTTTAGTTTGCTAAGCCCGCGCCAAAAGTTTGTAATTACATTTGGCTTGACTATTGGCAACACTAAGTGAGACTCATCAATCGCAATTGCACTCCAATAAGGATCTTGCAGTGCAGGGATCTTTGCGCCCTTCTTAGTGTGTGCCAGTGCGTCATGGTTAGCTACTACGATTATCGGTTGGGTACCCTCGTCTTCGAGTGCCAAACTTAGTGTCGCCTGTTTCTTTGCGCTGGAACCACTCGATAAATCGATAACTCTCACTGTCGGGTACCGAGGCATAACGAACCGTTCTATCGTGTCGATCCATGCCGTCCTTGCGTTCACGACTGGCGTTAGTATAAGCATCGCGTGTGAGTCGTTCGGGTTGTAGAGATCCGCCAGCTCGAAAGATGCTAGCACTTCTAATGTCTTCCCAAGCCCCGGCTGATCCGCTAGTAGTATCTTGCGTTGCTTTTCTATCCGTTGCGACGCCTCGCGTTGATAGGGGTACAGTATTTCCTGATAAATCGATTCCAAAGTCTCTCTCCAATTTTGATCGATACGAATCTGCTATGTCTTTTGATAGGTATGTCAGTGTCTCAATGTATTTGTCATGTGTCATCTCTCCGGTCCGAGCCGTCTCAAAAAAATCAAGCGCGTCTAGTAATCCAAAGATCCAAGCATCATGTTCTTTGCCGTCGGTATCTAAGTATCTCGGTTCTAAGTTAGGCATTTTTACTCCAAATCATTTTGCGGTCGTTCGGGCTCATGCCACCCCAGATACCATCTTCTTCTCGGTGTCTGATTGCGTAGGTGGCACACATGTTTAGTACTGGGCAACTCTTGCACGCTTTTTTTGCCATCTTGGCATCCATTGCAGCAGTGCCGGTCCCTCCCTCAGGGAAGAATAGGTCCGGCGCTTGTCGGCAGGGGATCTGTCCAGCAAGATCGTCAATTGCGTCGTTTAGTTGAAACCATTCGCGCATCTGTTGATTTCTGCTGAAATACTTAGTTTTCTGTACTCCCATTTTCATCCTCTTTCTTTAGCCATGTGTAATACTCATCGGGTAAATACTCGTTGGGCCTACCGTAGTAAGCACCTTCGATTGTCGCGCAGAACAAACATAAGATCTGGTCGCGATGTATGATCGTGTCGTGCCCGTCAACAACCCTGTCGCAAGACATGCACAGGTACTTTGTGCCGTCAGTCATCATCTCCGTAATCCTGTCCTTCTTCATTCTCCATCTCGCGCATACGATCGTAGTCTGCATCGCAATGGCATCTCCCGTTGCATGATGCGCAGTTGTCAACTATTCCGTAGTTGCATTCGCCTGCATCGATGCAGTCTTCTACAGTGTCGCCACAAAAGCCACACACTTCTCTAATTGCCATCTTTCTTCTCCTCTTCATGTTTAGGGCATTCGCTTATGCGCTTGCCACACTTATTACATACTGGTAAGTAAATGTCATCTACAAACCTTAGTGATCCTTCGCTTTCTTTTATCCAAACGTAGGTCATTTGCCATCTTCTATCAGTTTGATTAGCTCGGTCGGTGTAATTGTAATGCCTTCGATGACCGTGCCATCGACCATCGATGTAGCCGAGACTCTGCTCTGTACTACTACTTCTAAGATTCTTCGACGCTCGTCTTTTGCACCGGCGTTGTAGCCTTGGTTGAATGATCTAATGCTGTTATTCACGATGATCTCTTGTAGTTCCTGTGTACTCATTTTTTGTCCTCCCATGGATCGTATTTTTTAGCTGGGTGTTCTTCAGCAGTGAAACCGATTGATCTTTCTAGATCTCCGGGCATACCGTGTGTTGCTTGGATGTCTTTCTCTGGTGGATTACAGGTGTGATTCTTGCGCCACGCTGTAATGGATGCGAGAGCGTTAGAGAGAGGTGCGTCTGTTATTTCCATCTCAGCACTACAACTACATCTCTCTCTAACGCTTGGCATCAGTGAACTGTCAATCGAGTCTTGTTGATTCGCTTGTAAAGTTCAGGGTATTCAGCGATAGGGAATGTCTCTTTCACGCTGTCGGTGATCAGCGATGTCTCGCGCCACCTAGCCATGCTTGCAACCTTTGCACCGTGAATGTGTAGCTCATCGTTGCTACCAATCATGTCCTTGATGATGGCGTCAACTTCTTTGAGCTCATCCTCGAGACGCTTCTTGGCATCGTAAAGCGAGCTACGCTTCGCGAGTAGTTCGTTAGCCAATGTTGGGTCGCTAGGTTCTACTGCCTTTACCTTAGCCTTTGATTCTTTTGGCTTGCTAACTAACTTGACCTTGGCCTCGTCAATTAGATCTCTAGTAGTCGTTGTTTCCATGATTCCTCTTCTCTGTCGTATTCATTTACTACTGGTGTGTACTCCGGTAGGTCAATTAGGAATCGGCCTATCCGAGCTGGGACCTTATCTCTGGTTAGAAAGCCAAGGCCTACCCAATCATCATAGTCGGTAAGTGGGTACTGATTTACATACAGATCTCCAAGTAGGTACTCAATCTCTGTAATGTCTTGTGGTGCTTTGAATGTAATGCTGTGGTAATTACTGCTGTTGGTCTGAATGTTCTCAGCTTTAGGCCAACCCGCGAAACTTAGTTCGTAGGCTGTGAGCGTTATGCTTCCATCTGCGTCGGACCAAACGTTGTAGTCATAGTCGGACTCCAAGCCGAGCTCATCGATCAGCTTCTTATTCATTTGCATACTCTCCCGCGTGCTCAAGTATTACATCTGTTAGTTCGTCAGCGACAACTGTGTAGCGCTCCGAGGCGTCAACAAATTCATTCCATCTCTCGCGAGACATACCAAACATGTTTTCAAGCTGATCGTCATAGCCAACTGCCTGCCATACGATCTCTTCGTTGTCATCAAAGCTAAGGTTCAGTTGCTCGATGATCTGTGCTTTTGTAGCCATTTTTATCTCCTCTTACTTTATTCTCTGTATTACTTGGGCGTCTGGCTCGCTGTGTAAGGTCATGCGCCAGAATTCAGGTTCCTCAAAGCTAGTGATACTAAGCTCACTACCCTCATGGATGACGTAGAGATAGTTGTCAAATACGCCAGTGAAGTATCCATGGTACTCAGCTATCTGCAATAAGTTCAGCATTGAATTGCCGGTGCCAAAGTGCTTCGTTAGTTTCTTTATTGCTTTCTTTAGTGATCTCTCGCTGGTGTTATTCAGCCGTACTGCTATTACTTCTGGTGCTTTTCTTGGGTCAAAGCCAATCATTATTTCCTCCTCTTGGTCATTCTGTCAGCTGGGGTTATCGTTTGTCAAGTATTTTATTAGGGTGTCTGTGTCGACTCCGTTATTGACGCTGGGCCGTTGATCTGTGTAGTCGATCACGATGGCATAGCGGTCCTTGTGGGTCGCGCTAGGACTGATCAGAATAAGCTCTGTAGGCCTCCTGTAGCTCGCTACGCTGGTCGTTGAGACATACTCCTGCCATCCGTTCTTGGCCAGTGCTTCGCGGATCCTAGTCGGTAATTTAGGCTTAGCCATCAGTCCAACTTACTAGGCGGTACTTCGCCGACAGGGATCTCAATGATCTCGCGATCAGTAATTTCATGGCCTCGTACCTCTGCTACTGCCTTGCGCATCGCGAATGTAATGCTGGGCCAAAAGCGCATAGGATCATCAGATCGCATTTTGTAGAATGCAGACTTGGGGTAGAGCTCGTCTAGATCTTCTCCGGTGCTTAGTTTCCAAAGCTCAACCTGCCACTTGCGGGTATCACCGTACGGATCTTTCCATCCGCTGTGATCGGTGAACCATGTGTACCATTTGGTCCAAGCGTTGCGAGTAGTGATCTTAGATAGTTCATCAAGGTGCTCTTTGCGCTGTCCAACTGCAGACTCATTCACAAGCGGTGTGGTGATTGATTCTGGGCCACCAATGTATTCCCATTCGCTACCTCCGTTGAGCTCAATGTAAGCATCAACATCAGACTTGCGGTACCAACTGGTGCCACCTTGCCTAACAAATTTGATAGGGGATGCCTCTGGCTTAGTTCTCTGATTGCGTAGTTGATTCATGGTGAAGCCGGTTAGATCTGAGACCTCGCGTGAGGTCAAAAGTTCGCCGTATTTGGGGTGATAGGTACTCAATGTGTCTCCTTATAGTAGGTAAGTAGATTGTATTACAGATCTACAGAATGATTACGATTTTGTCAGTTTAGCTGTTTTGGGGATTTTCTTGAAAAAAAAGTGAGGTGTTTTGGCCTTTATTTTTCTCAAATTGCCTTTTTCAGCTCAGTAGTCTAGAGAAACTACTTACTACTTACTAATCTACTACATAGCCGATTAGTAAGTAGTAAGTGTCTGTATAGGAATGCTGGCTGGATTTTCACTTTTTATCCATAGACGATCTCTCCAAATAGTCCAACTTGAATGATCACATCGAGAGCTTCGTCGTCAATGTATCCATAGTCGAGTCCCTCAGCAACATCTTGAGCGATGCTTCTCCGGATCGCATCGTTGACCTGTGTATCTCCGTTCAATACGCGTTCAATGCCGGCGATGATCGTATTTACACTGATCAGGTACCAAAGATCATCGACAAAGACCTCGAACTGGTACCAATTGCGGTGCCCAAATTCATCAGGTAATCCGCGCTTGGCACCTCTGATTGCTTCCACCCAATAGGCAATTGATCCCTCATCGTGAGCTGAATCAACAAGGCTAATTAGGCTTGCCACTGAAACTCCTTGACGGATCCTCAATGCCACCTTGTCAGTTGGTTGCAGTGTTGTTTGTATTGCTTGCATTATTGTTCCTCCTTGTGTGTGAATGAATAGATTACTAGGCCGGCGCTAATGCTTAGCAAGGCCCAAAATAAGAATAGATAACCGGCTATCCAGATCATCGCTGTCTGCCCTCCTCGGTTGTTTGCTTGTAAGCGTTCTCAAGTATTGCAAGGGCATAGTTAGGCATGCGCTTGTTCTCCATGAGCTCCGCAAGGTAGGCCCTCAATACCTCCATCTCAAGGTCATCAAGCCAAATTGCGCTTTTTCCTGCTCTCATTATTCTTCCTCCTCGTAATCGGTGTAATCGGTAATCCAAGCATCCAAATGGTGAGCTTCGATCAGGTTGCTAGCTGGTGCAGTGGTGTTGCCTCTCCAAGTAATGCCGGCCGGCAGATCGATCTCGCGTGCAAGATCATCCTCCCAATAGGCATCAATGGCTTCGATGCAAGGCTTCACCATGCTTCGAGGTACTGGCGGATAGTGGTTGCTTGATAGGTGAATTGCGATCTGATCTTCAAGGCTAATTGCGCCTAGTGTGCCATCAGCTAGTTCAGTTGCGAAGTTGCTTCCCATTATTTTGTCTCCTCTGTGTTTGCTTGTTGAATTGCCTGCTCAATTGCCTGCTCTGGTGTCTTGCCAGTAAGGTCGATAGTTATGTCTTTAGTTCCAAAGCCGATAAGAATTAGCTCTGCCATTAGTTTGTCTCCTCTAGTTCTAGTTCTTCTTCTGTGTAGTTGGCCATCAACTTATCGATGAACTCTCTGATCTCGTTTGGCCGGCTGGCGTACTCGGTTAGAGCCTTAGCCAATAGATCAATTTCAAGGTAGCCAAGACTCGGCATCTTTTGGCTTGTCAAGTTTTCGCCTAGTTCATCTTCGCTATACCCGACAAGATCAAGAAACAGGCTAGACGGTGCAGGGAAGTCGTAATTGCCCTCACACCAACTGAACAAGTGGGCTGTGGCCTCCGCGTATTCCGGTGCAGTTTCGCATAGGTTGTAGAATTTTTCTGTTGCCATTTGGTTCTCCTCCTTAGTAATCAACTAGCGGAATTGCTAGCTAATAGGTTCACTCTAATAGTCGGTTAGTCGATTAGTCAAGCTTATTTTTATAACGGTTTGATAACGGTATTTCAGCTAGCCGATCCCTGCTTCACGCATTCAAAATTTCAGTATCGGCAGTGTTTGCAGTGTCTATCGAATTGCTACGCATCACCGCGAGCGCTTTTGGCACTGCCTATACCACAATTAGGCCACATCGCATCACATTCCACTCATTCCCTAGATAAGTTTTACGATTTTTGCATCTCAATGAAATTTATTAGGCCCTGTGCGCCTCGTACGCGCCATAACGATGCCTTGGGGATAGAGAAACCCCGCTAGCATCCAAAAGGCGCTAGCGGGGCTCGTAGGGCTTGTTAGAGGTAGATAGCCTCTCCGGCCTCAATGTCCCAAATGCTTATCTGATTGTATTTCTTGCCTAGTGCTAGGGCAATTCCGCGGTCGATTTCAAAGACCGTTTCATCGTAATAGCGTTTACCGTCTGCAGAATCGGTCCAGATGCCAACAAAGTCGCCTAGTTGTGCATCGTCGATGCTCTCAATGGATCGAATACCAACCCAATAACCGCTAGTTGGGGCCTCAATGTCTTCGATGCCACTAGCGCCTAGGATGTAGGTTCCGTCCTCAATGTCTGTTAGTTCCATGTTTATTCCTCTCTAGATTGCTAGCCGGAATTGGCTAACGGTTTCACTCTACACCATGCCAACGACACAGCGCATCACATTCCATTCATTCCCTAGGTTAGAAAATTGCATTTTTGTAGAGCCTTTTTTCGTCATGCTCAGGACGCTAGGGGGATAGCTTATTCGGTAGGTGGCCAAGCCTCTAGCTCGGCCTCCCATGACCCATCAGGGCCTTTGGAGTGTTCTTCTATTGCGAGCTCGATGGCCTCATCCTCTGACTCAGCCTGCACCCAATACGTTGCGGAGTATTCGACTTGCCAGCTTTGCTTACTCATCGCCTCCCTCCCACTCTGATAGGTCATCACCGTCGAGGACTGCCATCGCATACTCGATGCGGTCATAATCAGATAGCGTTTCAAGCGTGTCCCATTGTTCTTTAGTTAGGTCATCGTGGTCGAATGTAATGAGCTGTGCATTGCGTGCCCAGTCTCCATACTCTCCCACCCATGCCGTGCCAACATAGTGCTTATACTTACTCATTTTATCTCCCTCTGAACGGCCACCGTGGCCATTCGTGCCTGCTCGGGACTTGCACCCGAGTGTCTGCTGGTCAGGCTACCTTGCTACCTTAGAGCGTACCCTGCAAGGCTAAGGTGTTGCTTCAACTCCGCTTTGACTTGCTTCGCAACGTCTCCCCTCCAGTGCTGGAGGTTGCCTAGTGCATACATTACGACGGCAGTGCCCTTGTCGTAGTAGTACATCTCACTGGCATCGACCATGCTGAGCATTGGCTCAACGTAGTGCTTCGCAATGTTGAACCATGACTTGCCCTTGCCCTCCCTGTAGATAATCTCTGCCAGTTCGTTCAGTGGCCTTGGTGATTCACTCATGTTTCTCTCCCTATGTTTAGTTGGTTGCCAGCTCGGTTGACCTGACAAGTAAAGCTAATCATGCCAAGGGCCACATCACATCACATTCCACTCATTCCCTTGGATCGGAGCACAAAAAAAACCCTGCCAACACCGAGGGGGGCGGTGTTGGCAGGGCGGTCTTTTAGGCTAGATACTGAGCTAGGTTTTTAAGCATTGACTGGCTGACAGTCTGCTCTTCACTTAGTTTTAGTATTGCTATGCTCTCGCTGAGGTTCTTGATGTCTGACTGGATACTCCAGCTAGGGTGAACCATGTTAGGGTTCTTAGGGTCAAACGGCTTCTCCTTTGGGAACTTAGCCAAGTAAGCGTCTGACACCCTCATCTCGATAACGCTGCCGTATCTGTGGTTCATTACCTCGATGATGTGCTTTGGTGCGCCCTCCTTCCACTTTGTAAGCTCTGCATCAAACTCTAGCCTAATTGCCTCTTTCCTCGCTAGTTGTTTTTCTATGGTTGCTTTAGCTTCTTCTAGCTTAGCAATTAGTGCGACGCGGTTTACCTTTACTGCTGATGATGCCATTTTGTATCCTCCTCTAGTGAATAGCCTATCTGGCTAATCGTGCCCGCTTGGGACTTGCACCCAAGTGTCTGCTAGTCGGGCGGTGGTGCTTAGTTGTCGTTGTATCCCTCTACTATGTAGCCGTCTTGGGCAAGCATGTCGCAGAAGTCGTTGTATGCCTCATCGTATGCTATCGGGTCTACACATTGTAATACCCTGAGTGGCTCATAAGTTAGTGTGCCTATCTTTACCATGCCTGTCATCTCAAACAAGGACTCGGCAAGCCACTCTCTTATCTGCCAGCGAAATACCTTACGGCAGTCAAGACAAAGGTCATTGTCCGTAGCGTTCGGCTGTTCGCAGCTGTCGCAAGGTGTGGTGCTTACTTCTTCTAGTGCTACCTGGTTCATTTGTTTACCCCTTCTAGTTTTGTTTGCTCGCCCTGGTTTGGGCTTGCTAGGTATAGCTAAACACGCATGTTGTCCTGCTGTCCACGTTTCCATTCATTATCTAGCATCAAACCTCTATACACTGCACCACAACTATGTCTACTATGCATGTATACTGGTAGCACAAGATAGGAGACTTATAATGGCTAGAATTTCAGATCACCCAGTAAGGCTTGCAAGGCTTAGATCGTCAATGACACAAGCCGAGCTAGCAAAGCGTGCAGGAGTACAAAGGTCAGCCGTGACAGCGATAGAGGATGGGCGTACTAAGAAGCCTTCTGAAGCCGTATTAGCAGTCCTGGCCCAGGCCACCGGAACCCCCATTAAAGATTTTGAAGAAGAAGTAAGGCAGTGGCAAGCTAAGCCATCTACCCCATCTGTACGGCCTGCAGTGGAAAATCTGATGACTATACCTCCATACGTGCTTACCCAGTACTACAAGTCGTTCGTGCAGTGGCGCACAGAGATAGCGCAATCACCCACGGCTCTGGCATCCATGCTGCGGTTAAACGCTGCAGTTGTGTCTCGCTATGAAGCTGGGGATTATAAGCGGGGTATGCCAGAAGTGCTGTCATCAAAGCTTCTTAAGGCATTCGGTCCATATGGCCTCACTATTGAATACATACTAGAACTAGAGAAGTTGCCTGCACATGAGTGATTTAGATCTATCCAAGTTTGAGACGCGATTAGAATCCGCTAAGCCAACTAAGGAACAAGCGCTATTTGAGCAAGTGTTGGCAGCTGCAGTTGCAGCAGATAGGCGGGGTTTCTTTGTAGAGATCCAGACGGTAATAGACCAAGATGAAAAATTAAACGAAGATAACGTAGAATTGGTTTGGTCTACTACAAAGTTTCAGAAAGCGCTTGAGTCGCGTGGTATCAAGACCGTTGTCAACCCAAATCTAACCCTCCGGCAAGAAACTTTCCTGCAGGCCTACCTGAACCCTTTGAACTTAAAGCCACCCCAGGTCTTGGCTAAGCAGATGAAGATCGGCTTGTCTGAGTTAGACGGCTGGATGCGCGACAAGCACTTTGCTGGTGCATTCTCTGCAAAGAGCGAAGACAATCTTAAGAAGTACCTGCCGATCGCAGATCAAGCATTAGGGCAGTTAGTGCAGTCGGGCGACATGAAAGCGATCACATTCTTAAATCAGTTGACCGGGCGCTTTGATCCAAATGCACGGGCGAACCTAGATGTGCCAGCGTTGCTTATGCAAGTGCAAGATATTATTCTGCGCCATGTTAGAGATCCGATCACAAAGCGCAATATTGCACGCGAGCTCGTTGCACTCGCCACGGGTAATTCACCTGCTACAGTCGTGCCAGAGCCTGTATCAGATGCTATACTAACCAGTGAGACGGTTATTGACATTACTGACGCACAAAAGGAATAACATGTCTTCTACCCTTACAACTGAATTAGATCTCTTTAAAGCTGTTCCTGGAACCGCAGAGCCATTCAGAACTACTGACATTAATAGCAACATGGACAAGATCGATGCGTTTGCTGTTGCTGTGCTAGCTCAGATTGCCGCGCCTACAGCGTCTACCATCAATGGTGGAACTGCATAATGTCTGCAGACGACACCCAAGGCACCCACGTGAAGGTCACAATCAACGATCTTTACAAGGAGCAGCAGGAAACTAATAAACTGCTTATCCAGCTTGCTAGCGAACTAAAAGGGTTGTCAGATCTACCCACCAGAGTTAGAGACATTGAACTTGCACAAGCAAGGCTTTCTTGGATCGAAAAGATCGCTTACACTGCTTTGACCGCAGGTGTTATTGCACTAATTACCACAATATCTTCAAACGTAGGAGCATAGTGATTTACCCATTTAAGGGCAAACAGCCAAAAATTTCAAGTCCTTTTGGATGGCGTATACATCCGATTTTGAAGTACAAGCGCCATCATAACGGCGTCGACTACGCTGTAGCTGTTGGAACGCCTGTACTGGCTGTCAGCGACGGCAAGGTGGTATTTGCTGGGCCAAGCATGATTAAGGCTGCCAATGGCGAACCTGCTGGCGGTGGCTACATTGTACGCATCAAGTTCAAGGACCGCCTTAAAGATTTCACAGCTTCATACATGCACCTCCAGAAGGGTACAATCGCGGTCGCCGTTGGCGACAAGATCAAAACCGGTGCCGTGCTTGCTAAGTCCGGCAATACTGGAGAATCCACTGGGCCACACCTGCATTTCGAGATCCAGCGGGGCGCTAAGTACGTATGGACGGCAGATGGTTCTAGGTACCTAGAACCAGTAAGTTTCATCAAAGCAAGACTGACAAAGTAAGGTAGAATATAGCCATGAAAGAATTTCTAAAGAAGCTCGCTAGCGAGCAAAGCATTAAGCAGCTTAAGTCTGCTCTAGGATCGTACCTGCGTGCTGCACTTGCTGCAGTAGGCGCATTGGTATTGGCTGGCATTGAAGATCCAAGCCAGATCACCATATCTGCACTTCTAGGTGGGCTACTTGGCCCACTAATCAAGGCACTTGATCCTAACCAGGACGAGTACGGCATTGGTGCCAAGATTGAGGCAGCAGTAAAGACTCCACCAATTGATGAACTAAACGATGTAGATCTAGATGACGATCTAGAGGAAGAAGCAAAATAATGTACGGAATTGATGCAGGCATGGGCGGCAAGATGAAGAAGATTGCTGGTATGAAGGCCAAGATGAAGAAGAAGTCGGACACTTCAGATATCGGCAAGATGCTAGACAAGAAAGAAATGTCTCAGGCACCTCGCAGACCTTTTATGACCAAGATGAAAAAGGGCAAGAAATAATGCCAATGGTAGGCGGTAAGGAATACCCTTACACTCCAAAAGGCAAGGCTGCTGCTAAGAAGGCTGCTGTTGCAATGAAGATGGGCAAGAAGAAGACTAAGAAAGGCTTCTCAGGCGTAGCTTCACAAGTTTACGGCGGTTAACATGCCCGAGGGCATTGAGGCTGCAGTAGATCGCATGAAGGGCACTCCCCTTTATGTGAAGCTAAACACTGCAGAAAAAGCTTTTCACGACGCTCTCTGTAAGGTTGCAGAGGTGCATGGTAAGTTTGGCGCTGAGAAAGCCAGCAGTATTTACCCTAACTACGAGAGCCCATCAGAGAACGAAGATGCCAAGATCGGCGTTAAGTGCGGTAATTGTAGCTTCTACATGGGCGAAGGCCAGTGCAAGATCGTAGCTCAGATGGTTGAAGCTAATGGTATTTGCAGACTTGCTGCAATTCCAGATGGCTATGTAAAGATGGACAGTGACGACTAATGGCTAAGCCAGTATGGGAAACACCAAACCCAAAAAAGAATTCATCGCCTATGAGCGCGAAGAAGGTTGCTGCTGCGCGAGCTAGAGCTAAGGCCGCCGGTCGCAGATACCCAAACCTAGTAGATAACATGTGGGCCAAGAACAATGGCTAGTGAGGCTTGGCAGCGTAAAGCTGGCAAAAATCCTTCTGGGGGCTTGAATGAAAAAGGCCGCAAATCTTACGAAGCAGCTAATCCTGGTTCTGATCTAAAGCCGCCTGTAAAGGCTGGCAACAATCCCCGCAGGAGTTCATTCCTAGCTCGCATGGGCAATATGCCTGGTCCTGAGTACAAGAATGGGAAGCCAACTCGGTTGCTTCTATCTCTTCAGGCATGGGGAGCATCCTCCAAGGCTGATGCTAAGAAGAAGGCTGTTCAGATTCAGCGGAAGAAGTAGCTTCTTCGTTTTGCTTCTTAGCGGTCATTGCGTTTGCAATGTGTGCTAGTCCATTCATAATAATGTCTGCAGTCTCGCATGGGAACGCTACGGCACAATGCTTGCAGTTGCCCGGATCATTGTCATCGTGAGGATTCTCTGGCGCGTGTAGTGCATAGATACTGTCTAGTGTGCCAAATGTCAGCGCTAGTATGTCATCAAATGTTGGGTTAAGGCTCATGGTATCTCCGTTATGGTTTAGGCAACATGTTGTTTAGGGCTTTGGTCTGATCAAATGACCATTGCTTTTGAGTCTGTGAAGTTGAGTAATCTTGTAGCTTCTGACCAAGTAGCCAGTTAATTAATAGTCTAGTCTTTTTCTCAGCCTGTTCGGTAGGAGTAAGCGTCTTTTCTGGCTCCTGACCAATGCCAGTTATCTTCGAGATTGTGTTAATACCACCAACTTGATCAATAGCGTATTCCAGTGGGTTTCTAATGTCCCCTCCAGTACCCACTCTGTTGCCCGTGGTGAGCTCAGCAAACCACTTAGGTAGTGGTGATAGGTTCTGGCCTGCAAGGTTCTGTGTGCCCTTTGTAACGGCGTCTAGGCCCGTCATACCGGGCTGTACGGTATAGCCGCTAAATAAGCTGTTTAGGATGTCCAGCTGAGGCACAGCAGGCCCAAAGCCCCATGCATCGCCTGGTCCACCTGGGCCTTGGAACTGAGGGCCATACAGGTTGCCAGTGTTCCATGAGGCATAGAGGCCATTAGGATCCCAAGGATCTCCAAAAGACTCAGGGTTAAAGCCATTTGCTTCGGCAAATGCGTACTGGATCTTAGATGGAATAGTAATCGTACCCGGCTGTTGAATAATTAGCTGGAATATCTTGGTTGCTGCAATGCGCTGCCAAGTGTAGAAGTAAACAGCACGTCGCATGTACTTACGTTCAAATGCTGATAGTCCATAAACTGTTGGGTGGTATGTTGTCACTACCTGTGCAGCAGCAATTGCAGCTTCTTCTAGTGTTCCATAAATGCCGCCCTTTTCAATTTCTTTAATGAAATGAGCTAAACGGAAGAAGTTATCTCGATTTGCACTGAATCCAGAAAGGGCGTCATTTACTTTGCTTACGCCACCCACTAGGCCTTTAGAAAGTACACCAAGACCAGTCACCGCATTGTCTTCTACGGTACCCTCTCCACTTCGGATAATAATTCCAAGCTGATCTGCAAGGCGCATGATTTGCTCTGGAGGTACAATTGTTACAGCACCAGTATAAGAATTTACATAGCTAATTCTTTTAGCTTTATCCGCCCAAAGTCGCATTCCCTTTGGTGCAGCAAACTCCATGTATTGTTCAAATGGGTTCTCGCCCGGTTTATATTTGGTTGGATCATATTTAGTAAGTATCTCAAAGCTATCGCTGTAATACTTCATAGTTACCCCAGCCATGCTGTTCATGAGGCCTTCGCCCACGGCTGTTGTAACGTGATGGCCAGCTCTGAAGGTGGTCTGTGACGCTTTTAAAACGCCAGTTATCATGTCAGCTACTCTTACTACCTCTTGCATTGCTTCGGTGCTAAATGAGCGCTCATAAGTTAGGTAGGCTTTGATGTACTTCATTCTTTCAAGCTCAGTTGCATCAAATAGTTTTTCTGGATCAAGCAGCTTGCCAAATTCGTCTTCAGGGTCAATCTTTACAAATTTCTTACTTATTTCAGAAGGAGTAAGTCCTTCCTCTTTAAGTTGTTTTAACGTTCTTCCCATGGCTGAACTATAAGACTGCCCAATACCAATTTTAGTTTGCACTCCGTGGAGTGCCTGTGCGTAGTTTGCAAGGAACGTTAAGGAGTTAAATGGTTTGCCCTTAGCACCTTCTTTTAGCGTGTCGACATCAGCCCTAGCCCATGAGTACTTAATTCCCATTGGTCCAAGATCGCTTGGCAGTTTAAATGCTTGTTCTGGGCCAATGTCAAAGAAGCCCTTGACTGAAAACATTCTATTTAATTCATCAGCGAAATAAGGCAGCGTAAAACTCTCGGCAAAAGCGCCCAGTGGTACCCCAGTAGGATCTACGCCAAATAGCGCATCAACCATAAATGAAATTTCTTCCGCAAGCTTTAAATCGGCATTGCCAACTTTTGCAGTCTGTGCCCACTGTAAGAATGGAATTTCGGATCTTCCAGCTTCAAAACTTTGGTACATTTCTTTGCCCCATTGCTGTACAAGCTTAAAGGCATCATCAATTTTAACTATATCGCCACCAGCTCGGTCTGAAATGGCCTTTAGCGATTTAATAAATAGGTGTGTGCTAGAGGTGATATTAGAGTATTCAATACCGCTCATCATGCTTTTTTGACCAAGCCCCATGCCAAATCTTCCACTCATTGCCTGCTGCACGCGAGCTGAAAGCCTTCTGTCTGTGACCTCACCCACTGCTACTGTCAATATGTCTTCTAGCTCATCTCCTGAAACTAGGTTGCTAGATAGGTTGCTACCATCTCCAGATAGTGGTGCAGGATTAGCCATTTCTCTAGCAGTTATTTCTTCTTGAACTTTTCTCGCCTGCGGGGCAAGAGACTCTGCTTTTAGATACTCTTCTTCGGTAGATCTAAATCTGGCTTCTTTACCTTTTGCCTTTTGAGCTGGAGTCACTTTGCCTGTTCGCTTAGTGGCACCCATTGCGTCAGTCATGTTAATTTCTTTTTTAGCTGCTTTATAAACTTCATCAAATTGGAATCTCACAAAAGAAGCTACCTGTGCAGCTGCGTTAGCTCCAATTTTTGCTATTAAGTTTTTATCGTTTTCATTAACAAGTTTCTTCATAAACATGTTAATAATAAGCTCCCTAACCTGATCGGCTATTTTTGGGTCCTTAAAAGTACCAGCGCTTTTTGCAGACGAAGCAATAAGTGACTTCATAAGAGAAGTAATTTTGTTTAGTCCACCAATTCCTTTTGCCCCGCCAGCAAGCAAGGCAGTCGGATTTCCAGGAGATGCATTAACCAAGTCTGGTAAATTATTTACAAATTTATTTCTAGCAGCAAGGAGCTCAAACAACTCAAGGAAGAAGTCCTTGCTTTTTTGCACTGCATCAGATACCTCAGCAGCTATTACCGCAGCAGCTCTCGCTTCGTGAATCGACAAAAGTTCATCTGATGTGTCGGCCATTGCCTGAATTACATTGTCAATTTTTTTATCTAGATCTGGTATTTTTTTAAGATTTATTACCTTGCCATCAACGGTTATTGGCTGAGGATTTAAATGCTTTGCTGGGATAAAAAAGTCCTCAACGTCCTTATTTACAATTACGCCATCCTTTGCATCGGGTAGGTTGTAGTTTTCGTTAAGGCTCTTTTTAATTGCTTCCCAAGCTTCAGTACCTGGTTTGATTTGCTGACCAAGGGACTTATATCTAGTCAGCGTCATAAATCCGTATTCAATGTTGCTAGGCATGACATTTTGGTATTTGCTACCAGGATAGCGAATGGCAGCAAACGCATTTCCCTTACCTACTTTAATTGCTGTTTGCAATATATCGGCAAGTGTAAGGTGAAGTCTTTGCGGTACAAAGTTTTTACTTAGCTTGTTACCAATTTTCGACACGCCATCCCTACGGAGTTGCATCAAAAGGTTTTCTTCCGTACCAACTTGCACGCCCAATAACCTTAGGAAGCTTTCTTGAGCACCAGATAGTGTCGATTCTTCTTCAATTGCCTGCTCTGGTGTTCTGTTCTTTTTTCTTACAAGAGCTCTTTCTGTGTTGACAATATTATTTTGTCCAGAAAAACGAGCCTCGGAACTAAAGAAGTCTAACTTTACTGCTTCCGGGGATATAGAGAATCTAGGATCGTTAATGACATTTTTATTTCCGCTTGCTGCATCTATGATCAGATCTTTTACAGACTGCCCCTTGCTTTTTGCTAAAGCTTCTAATTTTGCATATGGCCCGTATTCAATGGCGTTCCTAAGAACGTATTCAAGTCTAAATCCAGCAGTTGCCGACCCGCTTTTTTCAATGGAATCTAAATAGCCAATAAGCTCTTCTGCGAAACTTAGCCTTAGATCAGTAGCGTTATCTGCAAGCTCTTCTGTTGTTTTTGCACTTGTGCCTGGCGTACCATTAATCACTTCATCAATAATGTCGGAAATCTGTTTTCCGATTTCGCCCTCAAGATCCATTGCATCTTCAACAAGTTTGCCGGCTTCAGCAGCATTGACTATTCCAATTGCAGCAGCAGTGTTTTCAGTAGTTGCATTTACTCCATTGCTCTCAAGGAATCTGGCATATCCGTTAGCTTTTTCTTCTAAGCTTCCTAGTTTCTTAAGATCTTTTGACATACTAATTAATGTCTTTTTGACTAATTCAACTTTTGTTTGTGCTGGATCGTTTGTAGTTCCAATTGCCTTGGCAAATCTTTCAAGCCTGTTTGCGGTTGGCTTTAGTCTGCCTGCACCTAGTTCCTTAGCTATGTATTCAAGAAGCTCATCTTTTGTACCGGCTGACTCAGAGAGTTTTCGTCCGGTTGCAGGGTCAATAACTTTATTTGCATAATCAATAATTTCGCTCTCTATTTGAGAATAGGAAGTCTTAATCTTGTTAACCTGGCGATCTATTGCTTTGCGTGTTTTTGCGTCTTTGTTTATTGCCTCTAATATCGCTTCATTATTCAGAGTATTGTTTGCAACAATAAGTTCTTGTATATCCTGAGGGCTACCTGGCTCAACAAGCGGAACGTCTTGGGGAACCATTGAAGGCGTTGGTTCAACTTCCATAATTTTTTCAATTTGAGCAGCCTTGGCGGCTTCACTTGCTGTTGCAGCATCAACCTTTTTTGCCGTCTTGGGGTCAACAAAACGAGTATCCTGTACGATCTTGGATTGGGCTTTTAGCTTCTCAAAACGCTTGGCATACTTCTCTTGCAAGAATTTACTTTCAGAGACTGCCTTCATAAATCTTTCTCTCTCTATTAAGGCAGTTTCTCCTTTTATTGCACTTGTTGCAGCTTCACCAAGTTTTTGCCCTGACCTTACGGTTTCTCCAGCATAAACTTCGCCCCCAGGATTTTTTTTGTCATATTTGCGAGCTTCTTTGTTTATTTTCTTTACGCTTATATCGGCAGCACGCTCGGCACGCTTAAATTCATAACCGCGTAATACTCCGGTTAAATAATTTCCAAGTTTTTGCCCTTGAGTAAGCGGCTCAACAACTGGAACAAAAGCCCGAGAAAGATCTGGAAGATTTGCTGCGGCAGCTTCGGCAGCGGAGCGAACAACAACCGCGTTTGCTTTATTTGCAGCAGATGCTAATCGAGCTCCGGCAGCAGCACCCTTTACACCGGCGATAGTTCCGCCAGTAATGTAGGTAGTTGGGTCTAGACCAATGTCAAGTGCAAGGCCTAGCCAAGTTGAGGTGTTCTTTTCTACACCTAGATCGCGTAAGTTTTCGCTGTAAGTTCTGCGTTCTTGAGCACCCTTTACCGCTGCCCCGGGAACAGATAGCGGATTAAGAAGATCAAGAAGGCCACCAAGATCGCCACGCTGGATAGCGGCAACATTTTCGCCCACCTTTCTAGTGATACCAGCTGAAGCATAGCCTCCTGTTGAAAGGATGTCAATGATCGACTGGCCAAGATTCCAAGCACCAGATTTTTGGTTGGCAGCCATGGCCGAGTTGGCTGTTTCCGCGTTAAAAGCACCAGATGTTTTTCCGGAAGCACCAGCAAGCGCTTTAAGGATCTCAGGGTTTAGGGCCATGGCTAAATCCTACTATATTAGTAGCTATTGCCGATTGCATCTCGCAGAGCGCGTTTTTCATCGTCGCTTAACTGACCCTCAGCATAGGCTGTGGCGTCAGCAATTGCAGAACCTTTATTCCAACCTGTCCTCCCGGCCTCAGTTGGCTTTGCTCCACGGTTGATCATCCAACTGTTATAAGCATCTTGGACTTTCTGGGAATCAAAATTAACGTAGCCCAGTCCGATACCTCGATCAATTGCCTTAGTCAGCGGATCGGCATACTTTAGCAGTTCTTGAACACGGGCAGCAGCAGCTCTGTCAGCTGAGTTAGCTGCGCTAGCAGCGGCTCTTGCAGCAGCAGCAGCAGCTGAAGCTTGAGCAGCCTTCTGAGCTTGGTTGTACTGGAACTTAGCTTGTCCCTTGTCAGCCTGTGTTTCAAACTGACGAGCATCAAGTGACTGCTGGTAGTTCTGAAGATCTCTTTGAAGATCGCGTACATCGCGAGCCTTTTGGTATCCGTAGCTGTTGATGTCTTGGCTGATTACATCCTGAGCATTTGCACCCATTGCACTTAGTAGGCCCTGCCAGTTTGAAGAGTTTAGTCCTTCAACACTCTTGGCAGTTGCAGCTTGCTCTGATGCGACGTCACCCATGCGAGCTGATGCAACATCGCTGAGTCCCATGCTCTGTAGCACTGCATCGTTAGCTGAAAGTCTTGCGGCTTCTGAGGCATCGATGTTTCCGCTTACGGCGGTAGATCTTGCTGATGCAGCATCCGACAGTGCCTTGTATGCGCTAGTTGTGCTTGCTACGTCATTTCTACGTGCAGAAGTTAGCTGACCATAAATGGTTTCAATGTTGCCCTGGTTTGCAGCGTAACGAGCATCTGCTGCAGCACGCTGGCTTTCGATCATCTTAAATAGCGGATCAAACATTTTGTTAATTGGGCCACCGCCACCAGGAGTACCAAAACGTTGTGCTGCTGTTTGCCTTGCTCCAGTGCCAGTTGGTCCAGGTGTCGGTGCCATTCCGTAGCCCTGTTTTTTATCCTGTGTAATTGCACGCCTTTGTGCTTCAGTCATTCCTAATCCTGATGCGCCTATGCCTGTTGGAGTTCTTCCTGAAATGTCGCTTGGGCTTTGGTAAAAACGTCTACCGCCCGTGGGTCCTTGGGGCGTTACTTTAGGCTTTACTCCTTGAGGAGTAAAATATTTTTCAAAATTGCCAAGGCCAATAGAGTTTAAAGTTTCCTGTAACCTAAATGGATCAGATGGGTTATACGGTGATTTTGCCATTAGTATCCTAGTCCTAGCTGTCTGTACTGATCTGAAAGTTGTGAAAGATTAGATAGTGAAGCCCTGCGAGCGCCAGCGCCAACAGATCCATAGCGAGTTGGATCCTTAAGGAAGCTAGGAAGATCAGCTCCACCAGCTCCGTAAAGAACTTCCTGCTCATTTTGCATTCTTGCAATTGCTGCTTCCTCTGCACGCTTCTGAGCTGCAGTGTTGCCTTGGATCTTAGAGAAGTCTTTTGTGACCATCTTTGGAGATTTAAATCCGCGTGACGCATAGTTACCAGCAGTGCGCTGAATCGCTTCACGCTGAGCTTGGCTTCTAGATAGGTCATTCTCAACCATTGCGTTTCTAGATTGGCCAATGCCAAACTGAGACTGAGTTAGCCCAGGGATGTAAGACTCGTTGTAGTAGGACCTTAGTGCCTCTTGGTATAGAGGGTCATTAAGAATGTTCAAGCCTTCAAAAGCGTTTGCATTTGCATCTGGCCTAGTAATTACTTCAGAAGCTCCCCTAGATCCAGCTGGGGCTGGGTTGTACTTGATACCCTTACCAAGTTTTACGTCTGTTCCAGCACCAATAGCCTGACCGACTTTTAGATCATTCTTCTCTCTTAGGAACTTGGCGTACTCAGAAAGCTTTGCATCAGATGCGTCTGGGTATAGCAGACGGGCGATGCCCTTAGCCTTTAGGCTTTCATCAAATTTACTGGTTGCCATTACTTACCGTACCTTAAGACACTAGAGCTAGCAAAGGCACCCTTTTGGTTTGCCTTAGTTTTAGCCCTAAGGGCGTTTAACTTAACTTTTCTTTTTCTGTCTCTAGCTGCATATCCGGTCTTGTCAACTGGGCCCATGGTTGGGTTGTAGCGACCAGATCCGTAAACCTTCTGACCAGCAGCGTAAGGATTGTATTGACCTGTGTTAGGCATCAAGTTATCCTGTCTGATGTCTTAGCCTTTACCCCAATCATTGGAGTAATGCTAAATATCTGGGCTGGCGATGTAGCTACTGTCCCGTCACAGGTTAGGTACAATTCAAAGTATACCCTACGGAAGCGCAGTCCATGGTCTAACTTTAGGCTCAAGCGCTGTTTATAGGTATAGCCGGTGCTTAAAGAAGTGGACACTGAAGGGGTTATAGATGCCGGGCTATCCCAAGTATCATCTTCATTGTCCCAAGTAACGTACTCGGTATCGCCAGCACCTGAATAACTCATTGCATCCCAGGTTGTCTCAAATGCGGAAAGAGACACAGGGAAAGCCTTTGCGACTACGTTGCCGGTTGCCGTTACATCGGCAGCCCACCAGTACATTCTTTTCCATTCGGTGGGGGTCTGTAAGTCGTAGATCTTAGTACGTAAAATACACTCAATAGTCTCTGCTCCACTATCAGCATGCACGTGATCGATCATTTCGTACATTTTCCATTTGGCGGCAGTAGCGCTAGATGAAACGCCATAAGCACGCTTGGCTTCTCCAATGTTATTCACAGGGGTAGGTACCTGTACTAAACGGCCAATTTCGGTAGTTGATTTCCAAGTAGACCAAGTGCCAGTTTTAAGTTGAGCAACGTAAATTGAACCACCATAATTAACAATTGCGCGAGATCCAAGTACTGATACCGAATAGCGTATCTTTAGGTTTTCTGATCCAGCCTGTTCTTCAAATCTAACTTTCTGATCGTTTAGGGATGTAAAGTTTCCGTTGTTGTACAGGTATAACTGATCAGCACTTAGTACAAATAAGCTGTTCTCATAGCGAGCAATACAGTATTGGTTTTCTGCGCCGATGCCATCCTGCACCTTGGCGATAATACCTTCCTCTGGTAGTTCGGTAAAAGTGTACCTAAACGTTGAAGCATTTCTAAAAATTGTAATGTCATTGTAGCCGGCAACTAGGCCAGTGATCCATTGACCGTCTCCGCCATTTACGGATACTAGGTTAGTTGCAGACTCCCACCAGCGCCAGTCTTTGCCAGGGAAGCCGTCGATTTCTCCTGAAATATTAGACCAGTACATAACTGACTGAGAAGCAGTATTTAGCGGGCCAAACAAGAATAGGCGCTCTTGGTGAAGTTCAATTCCGCGGCCAGCTGGCATAGTTGCAATTGTTGAGGTATTTGATCCGCTAACATCCCACAAGCCAGTGCCAGCGTTGTAGCCTGGCGCTCCGCTAGCGTTCCAGTATGCACCAGCTCCGTCAATACGGCACATAATTATATAATCTTGATATTGCGCAAAATCAGCTGCAGGAAAGCTCCAAATTTCAGTCCAAGTGCTAGCTAAATTCCAAATGTATGTTTTAGTGGGCGATACAACCACCGCATATCGAGTGCCGTTCTGAGAAACGTAATATCCTAAAATATTAAAAAATGTGCTGGCTTGAGGAAAAGTTGCCCCAGTGTTAAATATTGATGGTCTAGAAGATACAGCACCGCTTGGCGAAAACTCTAGATTTTGCAGAAATGGAACTTCTGTGTCAGAAATAGCTGAAGCATCCCAGAAGTTGTTTAGTCCTCCAGAAAAGTTATTCAGTACGGCAGAGCGTTCCCGTACTAAATCAGACATAATCTAACGGGTCTGGTAGAATCTGCCCGTACAGATCGCTTTGAGAAATATTCTCTTTCAAGTACATTCGATCTAGGCCTTCTCTAAACTGGCCAGCCTTTGCCTGTGCGGCTGCATAGTTTTCATCAAACTCAAGGGCTTGAATCATGCAGTAATTAACTAGCTCATTTAGGTAGCGATCTGGGATGGATAAGGTGCTAGCAGAAGTGGCTACAGCGGTGGGCATTTTGACGTATTCAAGCTTTAGGCCATTTGGGTAGTTTTTATCCGGGACTGGGTAAAAAGTAATGATGCCAGCACGCTCGTACCAGAGCAAGGGCATGTCAGCAGAGTATTCTGACTGAGGATCTTGCTGAAGGATAAACTCCCTAGCTCCCTGGGCGGAGATGTTTGTTATTGGTCTGTTGTCTACAAAGACTGCTTCAATGTACTGAACCTTGTCGGTTGGGAAGCTGTAGTCAGCCTGTCCCTTTACAATATTTGAGTACTTTACGTCCTTAAGGATCGCGTTGTTGTTTACGATCTCCTGCTGGCCATCATTGATCCAGCGGAGAATGGCTTCGTCTGTAATTTGGGCCCCGGAAGAATCGCCAAACTGAGTCTTAACGCGTGTTATGACGTCTAGGGCGGTTTTGGTAAATATTTCTGCTGGCATTACTTTCTAATTACCTTCCCATTGTGGCGGTATGTGTTCTTGTTGGAGCTTATTACGGACTTCATCATGTCTTTCTTTTCCTCTTGCCATTCTAGCTCACGCTTGGCCTTCATGGCAGCCTCGGCCATCTCTAAAATGTGAAGCCTGTTTACCTTTGAATCCTTGTCATGCATGTTGTTCTCAACTAGCCAAGCAACAAGTCTTTGGTCTACTTCGGACTCCCGCATGTATCTAATTACATATGGAGGTAACATGTGGGGCTCATCTACTAGCGCAAATGGCCTCTCTGGATCAAAAGAAGGGTGCAGTGAATCTACACGGATCAATCTGACCGTCGGAAATAGATCCCTAATAACTTCGGATACCCGGCGGTGATCGCCTGAGTAAAGCCCGTCAATTTTGTCAAATTCTATATAGCTCATATTTATTGCCTCCTAGATCAAGTATAAAGTAAAACCCGTGGGGATAGATGAGACGGGTCTATCCCCACGGGCAATTAGTCGCTTTTTACTTCTCGGTGATGTTAGATAGTACCGCGTGTGCGTTTCTGCGGTAGGTACCTAGCTGTGAGTACTGGTAGTAGCGAGCTTCGTATGCGTCGGTGTCTGCAACACGTGACCACATAGAACCATCGCGGTCCATCCATGCCCAGTCGCGCTTGCGGTTAACCACAATCTCTTTCGAGCTTAGCGCGTACAAGGTGTTAGCTGGAGCTGCGTAGTCTGATACGAACTTGATTGGCTTGCCAACCGCGTCGAATGAGAATGCACGCTGGCCACCCTCAAGGGTTGCACCGTTGGTGAACTGACGCAGACCCTGTAGAAGATCCCAGTAAGCGTTGAATACACCAGGGGATGCCAACATTACGTCAACGTCACCACCCTGCTTGTCAACCTTCTGTACTAGGTTAATCAGTGCCAACTCAGTTAGAGCGCCGGTTGCTGTTCCTGGAGTTCCAAGAGCAACTTCGGTAGCCTTCCAAACTGGGTAGGTTGCTGGGTCGATGTCGTGTAGAACGCCAGAGGCCTTAACGATCGCGCCTAAGCCAGTCCACTCCTTGCCAAAGGAGTTTACTCCGTTGGATGAGCGAACTATAAAGTCGCCAGCGCTGATGTTTGTGCCGAAGGTTCCAAGAGTACCTGATACGGTAATCTGCTTGGTAGTTTCGTTGACTCCAGTAATTTCAAGAGTTGATGCTGCGCCGCCCTGCTGCTTTACACCAGTTGTTGGATCAACCACGTCAAAGGTCATTCCGACCTCTAGGAAGTGAGTTGAGTCGACTCCTAGGATTCCAGTGTCTTGGCCTGTAACTACTGCCAATTTGCCTGTGCCATTTCCGTAAACCTGACGGTTTAGGTCGTTAGCTAGGTCTTTTCTTAGACCGCTGATTTCGTTGTCAACAACGTTGATGAATGCTTGGTAGTTCTCGGATGCCTGCTCGAATAGCTGTCCGTCAACCTCAATAGAACCGTATAGGTTTGTGAGGTATAGGTGAGCCTGCTTGTACTTCTGAGCTCCGGCTACTGGTAGCTTCTCGCGAACGCCACGTGCACCGATTCCCTGGTTACGTCCAATGTGGGTGTCGAAGATAACTTCTTTACCGTTTTGGGTGATGTTAGCTGCTGAAGACTCAATGAGCTGAAGCGCAGGGTTTTTGTCCCTTAGCTGCTCATGTAGGTCTCCATAGACCAACTTAATTGCTTCTGACGCAAAGGTCAGAATTGAGGTTCCTGCCATGTGAATGACTCCTATGATTTAAGAAAGGGGGGATTGTTTATTCGTCTGGCCCTGACTCGGAATCGGCTGTACCATTGACACATCTAGAATACCATAAAAAGATAGATACAAGTAAGCCCGCCCACTGCTTTCGCTAATGGGCGGGCTTACTTATTTATTAAATTGAGTTTCTTTGAGCCTTGGATTGTTCTTCAAACATCTGAATTAGCATGTTTTTCTTGTCCCTAAAGTCCTTAGGAATAGTCAAAGGTGTTGTTGGAATAGCGTTTCCGCCACTAGATCCCATTACATTTGGAGCTGGCTGGCTTGGAAGCTGGCCCTTCTCGTTGTAACGAATGCCAGTGATCTCAGCTAGTTCACGTGCTGCAGTGTAGACAGTAGCGTCTTCTCCGCGCTCAAGCTGGATCTCCATTAGACCTAGAATGCGGTTCTGAAGTTCTGGGGAGATGTCATATCGAGAGTTTAGGTCTTCTAACTGCTCGCCTAGCACTTCTTGTTCTTTGGCTACTTCAGCCTCAAACTGAATGTTCTCTAGGTATTCCTGTTGCTGAGAGATGAGCTGGTCACGGGCTTCAAATTCTTTTCTAATCGCTGGGTTCAGCTCGTAGTTCTCATCGCCGTCTTCTTCAATAGCGTCAGCCTGCTCTTCAACAGCGTCAGCTTCTTCTAGCAAGCCCTGCTGGCGTAGGTTTTCTGCAAGTGTGCGGTAAAGATAGACTGGATCGTTTAGCGCAACATCCGCTAGGCGCAGGCTGTCACGGATGATATCTGGCTGTAGGCCGTTATCAATAAACTCTTTGAATGGAGTGAACTTCTCTAGCTGCTGCTGGAAGTTACGGTCTTGTTCTTGAAGGTGAGGGATTACCTTGTTGTGCCATGCTTCTGGAAGCTCGGCAAGCAAGCCATCGTATGCTGGGTGAACCTTAGAGTCATTAGCTGGCTCTACGGCTGGGGCATCTGGGGTTTCAACTGCAGTGGCTTCCTCAATTGAAGCCTCTGGATTTATATCGAATTCTGTCTCAGACATATGTCTCTTATCCTAACTGTTCTTGAGTGAAGCCAGATTGGTCTGGCTGTGAATCTGGTGATGTTGCTTGTGGCTCTTCTTGCATTCCATCAGCTGGTGGCACTGGCATAACGCCACCGCGCATTGCCTCCTGCATTTGCTTCATTACTAAAGCGTTCTCATGGATCGAGATGTGCTTCTGGAATTCTTTCTTAACAACATCCGGCAAGACCTCGTATGCCTGGCTCTTGCGGAACCTATTGTGAATCTCAATGTGAACTGCGTGGTTATCCCAGCCATTTACTGGCACAACTGAAGGCACCTGTAGAGGCTCGCCTGTGGACGGATCAACCTTGTCCATGTCGCCGTTGTCTGCGCCTGCATTCCATTCGGCTTCAATCTGCTGAGCAATCTCATCAGTAATCTTCTTCATCATCAAGTTTTCGCGCTGTGCAGCGTTCTCGTCAATCTTGATTACGTTGTAGTACTGCTTGAGCATACCCATCTCTAGGATACGCAAACCGTCTTCAGGGCTAATAAAGCCCATCTTCATCCATTCGGTAACTAGGGCCTGTCGAGCAGACTTGCTAGTTGGGAGAGCTGAGCCAGACTCGATCTTGATATCAGTACCAGAGGCTACGTCAGATCCTGAAAGCATCATGGCGTCAAACGATCCGTCAGATCCAGTGATCTTGATTAGGCGCTCTTCTTGCACGTACTGTACAAAGAGGGATAGAGCTTGACGTGCCATCTTCTCAACACCAGCTTCAATGCTGTTAAAGATAGTAGTCAAGTAAGCATCGTCGCGCTCGCCAAGGTAAGCCAGCGCGGTTGCAGCTGTGACGCCTGAGCCGGATTCTCCACGGCTAATCTGGTGCTGACCTGAGATATCCTCAAAGTCTTGCTGGAGCTGAGTGACTTCTTGAAGTACGTAGTTAGGTAGTGGCTGAATAGGTACTGGAGTAGGCATAGCAAATCCAGGGCGTACAGGAATCCAAATACCGGCGCGGGCTGTGATCTTCTTTGGATCTACAGAGCCTTCGGCAAACATCATCTGAGGCTTAGCCATCAAGTTTTTGGCGTGAATGATCTGTGATCTTGTACGGTTAAGCTCACGCTGCAACGGGATAAGCGTCTTGATAACAGAGCGACGGTAGAACTTTCCGTTCTGGATTCCGTGTAGGTGAGCAAAAGGGTACTGTCCGTGCTCGTAAGGAATACCGGTGTTAGATAGCTGGACTATCTCGCTGTCCACGATTGTGACTAGGCCACCCTGAGGTAGGTAAGAAACTTGGTTTGGCTTGATCCAAGCCTCAATAACCAAAACTGCATCCGGCTTTGATGTGCCCACGCCACGTAGATCCATGATGGCTGCATCCTGAATCTCGCTTGCGCTTACCTTTGTTGGAACAAAGTCGGCAGGCAGTACAGTCTTAAAGTTTTGCTTGATCCACTGCTCACTCTTTGTGTATACGTTAAAGATGTAAGGCTGTTGTTCCAGATCTTCCTGAGATAGGTCAGGGATAAACAAATGGAATGGAGAGACAACTTCAAACTTAACATCGCCTGTTGAAGTGACAACTCTTTGGGTCTTCTTCTGACCGGTCATAGGATCAGCGATTGCCTTATTTTCATAGTGCTTGATGCTTGGATCCCAGAAACACTTAATAAATCCGTTGCCACAAACTGCACGCCAGAATTCTGCCTTCTGAAGAATCTCAGTCTGGAAGTTGTTTTTGTCATAGACCGCTTGCCAAACCTGCTCGCCAGCAGTTGCACTTAGTAGATCTTCTTCATCATTAGATGCAGGGACTACGGAGGCTGACGGCTGCTGAGAGGTTGTCTTTGCAATCTCAGTACGGATTACTGGCTCAATACGGTTGATGGTAATGCGAGGAAGGTTGGCTGGGTTAGGCTCTTCCATAAGGCCTTCTTTGCCGTTAATGGTTGCCCAGTTGTGGTACTGCTTACCGTTGTAAAAAGCGATCTGAAGGTACCAGTCAATTTCCTCGTTCTTACGGGATGACTTACACTTCTCGTACTCGGCCTTGATCCAAGCCACTAGCTTCTTTGACTCTTGATCCTTCTTGTACTTCTTGAGGATACTGTCCTCTACAAGCTCACCAGGCATGGCCGGATCCTTTTGGTAAAGGGCCTTTTCGGCTGCGGCAATTTGCATGCCTAGTTCGTCAGTCGCCATCGTTTATGTCCAAATCTTTCCAGAGGTCTTGCATGCGCTTTTCGTCGGCAAGAAGTTGCTCGTATTCTTCGCCAGATACATACGGTCCATTATAGCCTACATCCTTGATTGGCTCTGGTGTGGCAGACTGAATCATTTGATAAGCGATTGGGTCTTTACTTGCTAAAAGATTTAGCGCTTGGCTTAGTAGCCTTTGCTGTTCCCTTGCTGCTTGCCTCTGTAGCTCCATCGATGACAGCAGGGTCTCCAGCGTCGGCTTGATTACTTTCAGATTGAATAGGCTTACTAGGGCTAGCGACGCTAGCAAGGCTAGTGACAAACTCGCCAAGTAGAGAGTTGACATTATGGGTTAGCTCCTTTATTAGTCTCGGTGATGCTTGGATCTGATTTTCTAGTTTGCTCACTTCTGCCTTTAGCTCTGAAGTGTCTTTTTCGTAGACAGCCTTGAGGACAAATCCAGCAAACAACGCTAGATCCTGTAGACACATGTCGCAAAGGTAAGCCCCGCGATTTGTCCCGATAATAATACCGATATCCCACAGCTTATTAACATTTGAGCAAGCAAGGCAAGTGCCAGGAAATGGTGCTCCGGTTTCATAAAATCTGTAACTTCTGTCAAATACGTTAGTCATCTCATCCTTCTAAGTTTTGCGTCGTGCCGAAATTTTTCCAGCTTCCCCAGGAATTGCTGTCGTCAATATCGGAAAATGGTGTGACGGGAGCAAACTGTTCCTGAAAGACGCTATGGAACCTCTCGTCAACTTCACGGCCGGCCATCTTGTCTGGGGTCAGATCGTCCATGAAAGTCATTGCGTACTTAAGAGCATCATAGCAGTGGTTGTTCACGTCTCTAATGTCTTCTTGCTTGTTGTGTTGCTCTGCCATCTTGGCAGATGCCCACTTCTTCCATTTGAGCTTTGGTAGCTCAGCTATCAGATGAGGGCAATCATCGGTAATCATCAAGAACGGCTTCTTGGTTTTAGGGTTGATCTTGAAGTACTTCTGAAGTCTTTCTAAGCCTACCCTACGATCCGTGGGGATAGAGTCGACAGAGATGTAGATTCCAGCTTTCTGGTACTCCTGCAAGATGGAGGTACCGCTGTGCTCTTTGGTCTGCTTAATGGCAGGATCACCCGTAGTTAGCCAAACGTCACAGCCGTAGTCGTCCTCGATTTCCTTGGTTATCTTGTTGACTATATCGGCGTGCTCTGCCACCGTCTTTTTGGCAGCATAATGCTCTTGAAATACCGTTATTGTTCCATCTGGAGCGATAGCCAGCCACAGCCATACGGTAGGGTTGGTCCATCCTGAATCCATGGTACGGACAATACGGTAGCCTTGCTTAGGCATAAAGACGCCTTTGGGAATGCAGTGAGTTACCGGTGAGAAGTCTGGGAATACAGCGCCACCAAGGTGGACATACTGACCTTTTGACCTGACCTCCCTCTCATCTGGAGAAAGCATGTCAAGAAATTTCTCAATAGCTTCTTTGGATAGCGATGGGTTGTCATAGATCTCGGCTTCAGTAACCCCAATGTTCTTCTTACCTTCTTTGGCTGGGGTGTAGATCTCATCAAAGATCCATTCCATACCTTCAACAGGGGTCTGAGACATCCACCAAACACCAGCAGTGTCAACCAGTCGGGCTAGACACTCCTTGAAGATTGACTGCGGGCACTCTTCGTCAAAGTGGATAAAGTGCCTAGATGATCCAGCGAACTTATCTAGATCCTGATCTTGGGACATAAACTCAACAAATGAGCCATTGTTTAGGGTTAGCACGTGGCGTTCTTTAGAGTAGCTCTGCTCCCAGGATCCGTTGACTAAAAAGCTTTTTGGCAGCCACTGCTTGTAAAGCGGGAGGATAATCTTATCCACACCGTTCAAGAAGTCAACGGCTACTACTCGTCCTCGTATGGGCCCTTCTGGTACGTCTCTAAAAGGATGTGACCCTGTAAGCCACCAGATTGCTTCAATAGTCGAGCCAAGAGATTTACCAGAACGGTTTCCTCCAATGTATAGACGATCCGCATGGACGTCACCGTGGAACTGTCTCTGCTTATCACTTGGGATATAGTCATAGAGATTAGGCTGTCGGCTTGCTTCGCTGAGCCCTTCTCCAAGCTGCAAAAGGACGGAAGCCACGTCATACGTCTCTTTAGCCATGAATTAATGATACAAGCTCTCGAAGGGTCAGGCGAACTAACGTATCGCTGTTGGTGTCCATGTAAGTCCTGAGATAGATAAGATCGCTAAGTTTGGCATAAGCCCACCACTCGCCGGCGCGGGGGTACCCAACACCAGCACGCTGAGTAACAAGAAAACCAAACTTACCATCAGCATTTTTCTTTTCAATTTCGGCCTCTTCATACCATTTCTTTATTTGTTCGTAGCTGGCGTCCTTGGCGGATTTGCCGCCTTTGATCTCAAATACAATAAGACCATAGCTCTCGCGTAGCCAAACGTCTCCTTCATCGGCTGATCCCTTCAATACATTACGGTGAGCTGTCATTGGGTCATAGCCAACTGACAGAAGGTAGTTTCTAACGGCGGTCTCGGCACGTGTGCCAATGTCCTTAGATTTACTCAAGAGTGTCTCCTTCTCTGGTATTCTATTAGCTATGGGTTTTTTAAGCGGCGCAGAAACAACTTATCAGCAAGTTAAAGAATTTCACCTTAACTCTGACGTTGACGAAAACCCGCTTGCTTCCCATCATACACTAGGCTCTCTTCCAAATCAGGCTAGCCCTGGAGATCACGTGCATGATGGCAAAACCTCAAAGCGAATAAAGTTTTCAGATATTGAGGGTGGCATCTTTAACCTAGATGGCGGAGAGCCTCACACAATTTATACCCCAATCCCAGTCCTTGATGGCGGAGGAATTTAATGGCAGTAATCATCCAGATCCGTAGGGGCACTGCCGCTGCCTGGACCGCCGCTAACCCTGTCCTTGCTCAGGGTGAAATGGGCGTTGAGACCGATACCCTCAAAGTCAAGATTGGTAATGGATCGACAGCTTGGACTTCACTAGCTTATTTTACTCAAGGCGCAACTGGAGCAACAGGCCCTGCAGGACCTACTGGCCCTACTGGTGCAGCTGGTGCAACTGGAGCAACTGGTGCCACAGGCGCAACTGGAGCAGCTGGTACCAACGGTACAAACGGTACAAATGGCACTAATGGTACTAATGGTCTAGACGGAAAAACGCTTTTAAATGGATCTGGCGTCCCCTCAGTCGGCACAGGCGTCAATGGTGATTTTTACATTGATACTGCTACCAATAACATTTACGGACCAAAAGCTGCTGGGGTCTGGGGTGCTGCGACTTCTATTGTTGGCCCAACGGGTGCTACTGGTTCAACTGGTGCAGCTGGTACCAACGGCACTAACGGTACAAACGGTACAAATGGCACAAATGGTACAGATGGTAAAAGCGTACTAAATGGTTCAGGTGCTCCATCGGCTGGGCTAGGTGTTAATGGTGATTTTTACATTGATACGGCGACTAGCAATCTTTATGGCCCAAAGGCTGCGGGCGCTTGGGGTTCTCCAGTTTCTTTAATTGGCCCTACTGGTGCAACAGGTTCAACTGGTGCTACTGGATCAACTGGTGCTACTGGTGCTGCAGGTACCAACGGAACAAATGGCACTAACGGTACTAACGGCACTAACGGAATAGATGGCAAGACTGTGCTTAATGGCGCAGGTGCTCCTTCTGCTGGTCTTGGTGTAAACGGTGACTTTTATATTGATACAACAGCTGGCGCAATTTATGGGCCAAAAGCTGCAGGAGCTTGGGGTACTTCAACTTCTTTAGTTGGCCCTACTGGAGCAACAGGAGCAACAGGAGCAACAGGTGCAACTGGGCCACAGGGTATTCAGGGTATTCAGGGGATCAAGGGGGACAAAGGTGATACTGGCGATACTGGCGCTACTGGTCCTCAGGGTGCTACTGGCGATAGCTCAACTCACTATCACTACAAGACTAAGACAAACACCACAAGCGGAGACCCTGCAAATCAGCATCTTGGTTGGAATGACGCAACACAGGTTAACGCTACTGCTCTTCGGGTAAATCACGTAGATGCCGATAACCAAGATGACAACATCTTTCTTGACCTAGTTAATCAGCATGACGTTCTTATTATTCAAGACCAAAACAACGCTGCAAACTACCAGAAGTGGGAAGTGTCAGGCACTCCAACCTATAACGCTACTTGGGATTTATTTCCTGTAACCCTTATTGCTTCAGGTGGTACTGGTACAACAAACTTTTCAAATAATCACTCAGTTCTTTTGATTATTGTTTCTGTTGGAAATGTTGGCCCACAAGGACCTGCTGGCCCTACTGGCCCTGCTGGTGCTACGGGTGCAACTGGTCCACAGGGTATCCAGGGTATTCAGGGTGCTACTGGGGCTACTGGCGCAACAGGTGCTACGGGTGCTGCTGGTACTAATGGTACTAATGGAACAAATGGTGCTGGTGTTGTGGTTGGCGGAACTGCTGGGCAGGTTTTAGCCAAGATAGATGCTACGGATTACAACACTCAGTGGGTGACTCCAGTATCTAATATAGATAGTCTTACAGACGTATTACTTAACGTTCCAGCGAACAATGAGGTCCTAACATACGAAACAAGTAGCGGTCTCTGGAAGAACAAACCAGCCCCATCAGCTGGTAATATAGACGGAGGAAAAGCAAACAGTCTTTTTGGCGGAATTGCTAGTTCACCCCTACAAGGCGGAAGCGCAGGAACCTTTTAATGGCAGTACAAATTCAGCTCCGTAATGACACGGCTGCAAACTGGACTTCATCGAACCCTACCTTGGCGCAGGGTGAAATGGGCGTTGAGACCGATACCCTAAAGGTGAAGTTTGGCAATGGATCAACTGCCTGGAACTCTTTGGCCTATTTTGTCAATGGCGCTGAGCTAGATGACTTAATAGGTGTTATTATAACTTCAGCCGTATCTGGTAACATTTTACGCTACAATGGAACCAATTGGATTAACAGTTCCGTTCTTGACGGAGGAAGCGCCTAATGCCTGTAGTAAATACTATTCAGTTTCGCAGAGATACTGCTGCAAACTGGACTTCAACCAACCCCACTCTTGCAGCGGGGGAACTGGGCTATGAAACAGATACCAAAAAGTTCAAGATCGGTAATGGAAGCACCGCTTGGAACTCACTTACTTACATAACCACTGGTGGCACTGGTGGATTTGAAACCAACTTCTTATTGATGGGAGCATAATAAATGCCAACAGTTTACAAAGTTCTAGGTCAGAGCGCACCTTCAGCTACTACAGCCACAACTCTTTACACCGTTCCATCATCTACTGAGGCAGTTATCTCGACCCTCATCGTAGCTAACAGAGCGGCTAGTGCGGCGACTTATCGTATTTCAATTCGCCCAAATGGAGCGTCCTTGGCTAACCAGCATTACATCGCTTACGATGTAGCAGTTGGAGCCTCGGACTCGACAACCCTTACACTAGGTATTACCTTAGATGCCGCTGATGTCCTTGAAATATACGCTTCTACCGCAAACCTAACTTTCAACGCATTCGGCTCTGAAATAACAGCCTAGTAGGTTTCTTATGGGAATCCTCTCGCTTACCCAAGCTGGCATTACTAATTTTGCGAAATACACTAATTTTCGAGCTACCAACGTTCCTTTTGTCCCCAGCGTAACTGTAGAGTATCTAGTAATTGCTGGTGGTGGCGGTGGCTCACAAGGCTCTGGTGGTGTAGGCTCTGGCGGTGGTGGTGGTGGTGGTTATCGCTCGTCTGTTGCAGGTGAGTTATCTGGTGGCGGTTCGTCTGCTGAATCAGCTCTAACTATTATTACAGGCACAAATTATACAGTTACAGTTGGAGCTAGTGGAAACACAAGCACATTTAGTACAATTACATCTCTCGCTGGTGGTTTTACTGGTACGAGCGGTGGTTCTGGTGGTGGTGGAAACCAGTCTGGTTACGGTACTTTTGGTACTGGCACGGCTGGTCAAGGAACAAATGGTGGAAGTGCTGCTACCTCTTCTTTCTCTGGCTGTGGTGGTGGTGGAGCTGGAACTGCTGCTGCCTCATTTGTAACAAACTCTTTCAATGGTGGAGCTGGTGGAGCTGGTATCTCATCATCTATTACAGGAACAGCTGTAACAAGAGGTGGCGGTGGTGGTGGCTCTGGTTTTGATAATGGTGGCGCTGGAGGTGCTGGTGGCGGCGGTAATGGTGGCACATCTACAGGGGCTCAAAATGGAACTGTTAATACTGGCGGTGGGGGTGGAGCTGGTAGGTCTGGTGCCAGCAATACAAGCGGTGGCTCGGGAATTGTTATTCTCAGATACCTTAGTACTTTTACTATAACAATCGGAGCTGGACTTACTGGAACGACAACTACGGTAGGAGCTAATAAAGTTACTACCATTACAGCTGGAACTGGAAACGTTAGCTGGGCAGCATAATGGCACATTACGCATTTTTAGATGACAATAACATCGTTACGGAAGTCATAACTGGAATTGACGAAACCGAACTAATCGAAGGATTAGATACCGAAACTTGGTATGGCAACTTTCGAGGACAGGTTTGCAAGCGAACTAGCTACAACGGCAAAATTAGAAAAAACTTTGCTGGGGTTGGTTATAGTTACGATGAGGCTTTAGATGCTTTCATTCCGCCAAAACCCTTTGATAGCTGGATTCTGGATGAAGAAACTTGCCGCTGGAATGCCCCTAAGCCATACCCTACAGACGATAAAGCTTATCGCTGGAATGAATCAACGTTAGACTGGGAACTCTCTGATCTTGCAAATGAGGCTATAAATGATTAGGTCTATGATTCGCTCCACAATAAACAACGAGCGATGGTATAAGTCCATGATGGCTGGGAACGCCCCTTATTCTGACTATGAGCTAATCTCTACTACTGTTTTAGGTTCAACTACTTCTTCTATTACTTTCAGCAGTTTAGGTACTTACTCGTCTACCTATAAGCATTTACAAATAAGAGCTGCTATTAGGACTGTGCGAGGTGCTAGTGGAGACATTTTTGGATTTAGATTTAACGGCGATACAGCATCAAACTACGGCCTGCACAACCTTTCAGCTACTGGTGCGGCGGTAGAATCCACTGGCGACACCCCCCTAAACGCAATTTATCTTTCATACAACTTGTCATCCTCAGACCCTGCCAACCAATACACAGCAGCCGTGGTGGACTTGCTTGACTCATTTAGCACAACCAAAAACAAAACAACTCGATTGTTTTTTGGAAATGGCTCTGCCCCTGTAACTTCTGCTGGACAAAGACACCTAGGTCTTGAAAGCGGTTTATGGCGGAATACTGCCTCAATAACTTCTATTGAAATGCTACCTATTCTTGGAACTGGTATTGCTTCTGGTTCTCGCTTCTCTCTCTACGGAATAAAGGGATAACAATGCCAACACCTACTTATACACCTCTAGCTACTGTGACTCTTGCCTCTACTGCCGCGACTGTGACCTTTTCTTCTATTCCAGCAACTTACCGAGATCTGAAAATTATGATTGCTGGTACAACTTCTGGTGGGGTAAACACAGTTCTAAGATTCAACGGCGATACAGGAAACAACTACACAGGATTACTAATGTCTGGAAATGGAAGCACCGCAACCTCTGGAACTTATGGTGCTGGTTCGCTTCTTTACTTTGGTGCTTTGTGGACAACTGTTGGAAATACCTATGTAGACATTATGGATTACTCAGCAACCGACAAACACAAAACTATTTTGGGCAGACACTCTAACGCTGCCAACGAAGCTGGGGCACACGCTGGGCGATGGGCAAACACAGCAGCTATTACTTCTGTGACAGTTCTAACCGCTTCCGCTGCTACTTACTCAACTGGAACTACCTTTAGCCTTTACGGAGTAATCGCCTAATGAAACTTATCGCAACGCAAACCCTAGCTACTGCTGCTGCCTCTATTGAGTTCACCTCTATTCCGCAGACCTTTACTGATTTAGTAATTTTGTTTAGCTTTAGAGATACAGGAACAAATAGCACAGCAAGAGCTTTCCAAACAGCTTTAACTTTGAACGGCTCAACAACTGGCTTTTCAGCAAGAGGATTAGGTGGTCAAGGTTCAAGCACATTTAGTTTTAGCGATACACCTAGATTTGGTGGCTGGCACCCAGACGCAGCCGCTACTTCAAATACCTTTAGCAACACAATGCTTTACATTCCAAATTACACTGGCTCAACAAATAAATCTTACTCGATTGACAATGTTATTGAAAATAACGAAACACTCTCTTATCAAGGAATCATTGCTGGTCTTTGGAGCAACATCGCAGCTATTACAAGTGTTGGCTTACCAACTACTGGGACTAACTTAGCAATCGGTTCTACCGCAAGCCTTTATGGAATCCTAAAAGGCTCTGACGGAATAGTCACCACCTCATAACAA